CCGTTTAGTCCGTTTTTGTATACTGAATCAACAACACCTGCTGACGCGACTAGTATTTTTCGCACTCATTTAAAGCGTAGAGTGTTTAAAAATAATATGGAACGTAGTAAGTTTGTAAAAGACACTTCTACGAGTCGTTTATTTGGTAATATGTCTTGTGAGCAGCAGTTTTTACTTGAAGCGTTTAAAGAACAGGTAGGTGGTAAAGACTTTAGTAAATACCCATTAAAGATATATTCGTTCGATATTGAAACGTACTCCCCTAATGAGTTTCCAATACCTGAGTTAGCTAAAGACCCTGTAATACTAATTACAATACATAATAATCTAACTGATGAAATTTTTAGCTGGGGTGTTGAAAAAGAATATAAACCTAAGAATGAAAACGTAAAGTATTATTGCTGTCGTACAGAGTTTGAGATGTTTGAAAAGTTTATGAATTTCTGGAAGATAGACCCTCCAGATATTTTAGTAGGGTGGAACTCTGAACGATTTGATATTCCATATATTATAAATAGAGCTCGTGGGTTGTTGGGTGATGAATTTATAAATCAACTTTCACCTGTTGGAAAATTATACTATAAACCTATTATGGATAATTTTGGTAGAAATACAGGAAAATGGATTATATATGGTTTGAGTTGTCTTGACTATATGGAGATATATAGAGCGTATGCAAAAGGTGAACGTGAATCTTATTCTCTTAACTATATCGGTGAGTATGAATTAAAGGAAGGTAAATTAGCAATCAATGCTACAAATCTCTCTAACCTTGCTAATGAAGATTGGGAAAATTTTGTAGACTACAATATTCAAGATGTACAGCTTCTTGTAAAACTAGAAGCAAAATTAAACTATCTTCGAATTGTACGCCTACTTGCGTATAAGGGTTGCACTAACTTTGAAGCAGCATTAGGTAAGATTGCTATTGTAACAGGTGCAATGTATCTTCAGGCATACAAGCAGGGGTACGTTATACCCACCTTTAAAAATGAAGAGATTAGAGATACACTCGTTGGTGGTTATGTTAGAGAGCCAGAACGCGGTCTCAAAAAAAGTATAGTAAGTTATGACGTTAACTCACTATACCCAAACACAATTATAACTTTAAACATATCTGCAGAAACAAAGTTAGGTAAAATTGTGATTGGTGAATATGGTGTAGACGACAAACTAACAATTAGATTAGTAAACGGTAAGATACATGAGTTAACAGAAAAACAGTTTAAAGCTTTTATTAAAAAAGAAAAGATCTCAGTATCAAAAGCGGGGGTATTATATTCACAAAAATATAAAGGTGTGTGTCCAAATCTAATTGATACTCTTTACACTGAACGTGTTGAAGCTCAAAAACAAAAGTTAACTCTTGAAAAGAAGAAAAAGTTAAATGAAGAAGAAAAAGCTACTGTAGAATATCTTGACACTCTACAGTATACGATTAAGATTCTACTCAATTCAATTTATGGTACTTTTGCAAACAAATATAGTGCGTTTATGGATATTGACAACGCGTCGTCAATCACAAAAACAGGTCAAGCGGTAGCGAAAGAAGGAGCTAAGATACTAGACGAATTTATTCAAAAAACATATGGTGTAACGTCTTCTTGTGTTATTGCAGGAGATACAGACAGTGTATACATTACTATACAGCCAATTTTAGATAAATTAGAATTACCACTAGCTGTAGACAATTTAATTACAAAAAAGGTACATACAATTGTTGATGAAATTACAGAGGTGGTAAATAGTGAGATTAATAGTTGGGCAGGTACAGAATTAAATTCTAGCGACCCCCGTTTTGTTTTCAAGAGAGAGGTGATTGCAGATGTAGGTACATTTTTGCAGAAAAAGAGATATATAATTCGTATCTTAGATAAAGAAGGTGTAGCAGTGGAAGGTGGTAAGTTTAAGTATGTAGGTGTTGAGATAGCCAGAAGCACTATGCCTAAAAAAGTTAAAGAGATCGTTAAAGAAGTTTTAGAAAACGCACTCTTGACTAACGACATTAAAGGCACCAATGACATTTATCGTCATGCATACGACACATTTATCTCATTACCGCTTGCAGAAGTAGCTTTTAGAAGTAGTATTCAGAATTACAATAAATACGCTGAAGGTGCTACCTTAGATAAATTTAACAAAGGTACACCATGTCACGTGAAAGCTAGTATAGCGTTTAATCTACTTTTAGAGAAGTTTAAATTGTCTGGTAAGTATGAAAAAATACAGTCAGGTCAAAAAGTAAAGTACTTCTACACAGCCAACAACCCCTATAGACTTGACGCTATTGCTTTTGTAACAGATTACCCAAAAGAATTTGAAAAGGTCAAGATTGACTATGAGAAAATGTTCTTAAAAATTGCAGCACCTCCTGTAGAACGCTTATATGAAGCTTTAGATTGGAGACTACCTCAAATCGGCAAAGAAGTACAAACAGATTTATTTGATCTATTCTGTATGTAAAGGCAGCAACCTTATAGAAGCAGAAACGTGTCAACAGTATATGTTTCAAGCTGAGCTACTGTACATCTATACTTTTCTTCTGAAGTTATTAAAAGTTTAGTTTTTGATTCGCACTCATCTTTTGTCTCAGAAATTGTACTCCAGAGATATTTACAATCTATTTTAGATACATACATTATTTTCATTTGAAAAAAAATTAAAAGTGAGGTATAATTCTACTTATGCTAGTAAGTCACGAAACCCCTGTAGACATGTTGGATGTATCAAGATATTACAATGACTATGATTATTGTCTTGTTCATCTTTTACCGGAAAACGAAAAATACAAAGATTTTTATATTGAATCCGTTAAATTAGGTAGACATGTTCTACTAGACAATTCAATTTTTGAATTAGGTGAAGCATATGACAATACAAAATTTGCGCAGTGGGTTGTAGATCTAACTCCGACTGAGTACATTGTGCCGGATGTTCTTGAAGAAACTCATCATACAATTAGTTCTTTTGAAAATTTTACAGATTCATATAAAGATTTGCCAGGTAAAAAGATTGGTGTTGTACAAGGTAAGACTTATGAAGAAATAGTTGAGTGTTATAAATTTCTTACAGACAAAGTAGATAAAATAGCTATAAGTTTTGACTATAGTTTTTATCTTAATAGTAAAGAAGAAAATAACAATTTTAAAAAATTTATTGTATCAGAATTAAATATTAGAGAAGATCTTATTGATAATAAGTGGTGTGATTACGCTATTGGTAGAATTCAACTTTTAAATAGATTGATAGGAGATGGTATTTTTGTTGAGAAACCTCATCACTTATTAGGGTGTAGTGTGCCTTGGGAATTTAAAGCAATTAATAATACACTTGATAGCTTTTATTTAAAGTGTATTGAAACTATAGACACATCAAACCCTATAGTAGCAGGTATATTAGAGCATCCGTATAACATTAACTACGGTCTTTGTGAGAAGTGGTCTTATAAGTTAGTAGATTTTATTAATCATGTTCCGCATATCAAGCAAAAACAAATAATACAAAACAACGTATGGATGTTTAAGAATTTCTGTCGTTAATTTTATGAAAAAATGGGTAGCTTTATTCTCACAAACAGGTACAGAGATCTTTAATCTAATTGAAGATCTTGCTATTAAACCTGATAGAATTGTTATTAATAATTCTGATCTAACAAATGTTAATAGTAAATTGTTAGATAAACATTTTGATGTATTGTGGGTTGTACCTAATAAGCCAAGCATTGAGGAGTATGATACCTTTCTTGATGAAAGTACAATCGTAACAATGCACGGTTGGTTGAGAATTGTACCGCCTATAATTTGTGAGAGATATAAGATATATAATCTACACCCAGCTCCATTAACTCGTTACCCATTTCTCAAAGGTAAAGATCCGCAAAAAAGATGTATAGAACAAAATCTAGAGTACGGTGGTAACACGTTACATGAGTGTTCGAGTGAGTTAGATTCAGGCAAAATTATATATGAGGATGAGGTTAGAATAAGAGGCTACAGTGTTAATGTAGCATATGATGCAATATATGCATCAGCATTTAAACTGTGGAAGAAATTTCTAATAAATGAATTTAAAAGAAGTTAAAAGTTCAATACAGTTAGAGTTGCTTTATAAAATCTTGTCATGCATTTACAATGATGAACTAGAAACTTTATTTGCGACAGAAAGTTATAGAGATATACATACCTTAGTCAAAAGTATGATTATTTACGACATGGTATTTTACACTGCAGATAATAGATTGTTATTGACTTCTACAGGTAGAAACGTATTATTCAATTGCCCATTATTTTAAATTTATGAAAATAGCTCTTTCAGGTCTACATAGTCAAGGCAAGACAACGTTACTCAATATCTTTGATAACAATCAAATTTTTAAAGATTATTATAAAGTGCCAAGCCCTACAAGAATACTTCAAAGTGAAGGTTTTGTAATAAATGAAAGCGGGGATGAAGTTACTCAAACACTCATAATGATGCAACATTATAAGAACGCTGTAAAGTGCGGTACAAAAGCTTTTTTTGATCGTTGTACTTTAGATGGCTTAGCGTATAGTCTCTTTTTTAAAGAGAAATTAAAAGATAAAAAAGTGTATAGTTTAATTGTAGATTTATTTAAATTAACAATTCAAAGCTATGATGTTATATTTTATATTGAACCAGAACTTGAACTACAGAATGACAATACACGATCTCTTGATCGTGTATTTTTTGACAATGTAAAACAAAACTTTGAAGACGTTATTGCAGAGTACAAAATTGATGTTAAAAGAGTTAAAGGTACAATACAAGAACGTGTAGATTTTATACAGAAATTTATTAATATTTAAACATGAGTGATATACTAGACAATTCAGCTATTTCAAAAGTTCTAGGTCAGAGAGTATCTGCACCTGCTCGTTATGATAAATCAATTTTAGTCCGAGAACCTCGACAAAGTAATAGAACGTATTTAGGTATACGTGATAGCGCTTTACCGTTTGTTGGTAAAGATCTCTGGAATAACTGGGAGATTAGTGCGCTTACAACTAACGGTATGCCGATAACAGGTATTGCACAAATAGTATACGACTGTAACTCAAAGTATATTGTTGAATCAAAATCTGCTAAGTTGTATTTTAATTCTTTCAATATGACTCAATTTGGAGATTCAAGTGCGGAGGTAATTAAAAATATTGAAGAATGTGCTTCAAGAGATTTATCTGAACTACTCGAATCATCTGTATCTGTAAAGATATTTTCAGCGTCAGCTCATAATTCACGAGATACTGATTTGAAGGAATATTCAAAGTATATAACACTTGAAGACCAAGAAGGTGTAAATGAAATAAAATTTAACACATATAGTGAGAATTCAGGTTTGCTTGTTATTAACAAGAGTAATACAACTCAAGAACAATACTTTAGAAGTACACTACTACGTTCAAATTGCCGTGTAACTAATCAACCCGATCACGGAGATGTATATATCTACCTGAAATCAAAAAATAAAATTACACCAAAATCCCTTATTCAATATATAGTGAGTTTTAGAAATGAGTGTCATTTTCACGAAGAGATCTGTGAGGCTATTTATAAACGTATTCTTGATCTATGTGAACCTGAAGAGTTGAGAGTGTCATGCTATTATGTACGTCGTGGAAGTTTAGACATCAACCCTGTACGAGCTACTCATGAACATTTACTTGAAGATTATCTATTAGATACTAATATACGTTTCTGTAAGACACCTAGACAATAATAATTATGAAGAAAAACGAAAAAGACAATAAAGAAACCTTGACAGTGTTTCTTGATACAATTGGTCGAACTATTCTTGGCGCTCTTGAAGCGGAAGATAGTAACTCAATTACTATCAAGAACCCTGCAGTCGTAAACATTACTCCCAACCCTACAAACGGTCAGATATCTCTACAGTTACTACCTCTATTTTTTAGAGAGTTTTTAGCAGATAGTACTGAACCTACCAGGTGGGTGTATCAGAAGAGTTTAATAACTCGCTGTCAAGACATTACTCTTGACTTCAAGTTTCTAGCACAATACGGCCAAATTTTTGCACCAATTCAAGCTCAACAAGCAGAGCCTCCCAAGGGAGATGGTAATGTGATCAAATTGTTTGATGAATAATTAAAACACAACACTAACAAACTCATTAAAACCTACACAATACAAAGTGTAGGTTTT